GGTCTTGGCACTGTTGTAGGCACTGGCCAACGCCTCCTCGATGGCTGCACTGCTGGCGCCGGTATGCTGAACCAGCACATCCAGGGCGCCGAGCGTCTTCTGAAAGCCGGCGCCGATACGGCCATTGACCCGCTCGAAGTCCAACCCCAGCTCATCGAATGCCTTGGCCAGCTTGGCCGGGCCATCCGCTGCGGTCTGTTTGGCCACGGCATTGATTTCGGCCAGATAGTCGCGGGTCTGCTTGGCCTCGTCCCCCAAGGCTTTGACGGCAGCCGCCCCTTGTCGCCAACTGCCGGTGGCGTCGTCGTAATGGATCTTGCCCTCGGCCACCAGGCGATCGAAGTCCGCCATGCTGGTGATGGCCACCCCCAGCTCGGCCGACAGCGCCGCAAACTGGCCGTTGAGACGGGCCTGAGTTTCCGAACGCAGGGTCTGCGCCTCTCTGAGGGCCAGTTCAGCCTGCACCAATTGGTGAAGGGCTGCGGCGAACTGGGTGATCTGGATGATGGCCTCAACCGTCACGGCGGCCAGCAGTCCCCTGACCGCCGCGCCCAGCGCCCTGACGCCGATGGCTGCACCAACGGCGACAGTACCGGCGGTGGTCATGCCACCGGCCGCCGTGGCCGTCGCCGTGGGCAGGGCGATGAACTGGGCATAGAGGCTGCGCAGATCCCCGATCCAGCCGACAATCTTGAGCCCAACCCACGCCTGGGCCAGCACGGTCAACGCCGTGCGCCACTCAGAGAGGGTCTGGATCAAGGATTTGAGGGTTTCCCCCAGGGTGATAAAGCCATCGGACAGGCGCTGGGCCCACGCCTGCAGCCGGCCATCCTGGGCCATCTGGTCAAATTCACGGTTCAGGCTGGCCAGCTGGTTCTTGAGCCAGGTCAACGCCCCGTTCTCGGCCACCATCCGGTAGAACTTGGCCAGGTTGTCCTGGGCGTTGGAGATGAGCCCGGAGAGCAGGCTCATGTTGTTGGCCGCCGCCCCGCTCGACTGGGCGGCGATCTCGTTCATCAGGGCCTGGATGGTGTCCCGACCGAGCTTGCCAGCTTCCGAGAGTTTCTGCAGCTCGGCAGTGTTCTTGCCGGTGACTTGCTCCAGCAGTTGCCACACCGGCACCCCGCGCTCGATCAGCTGCAGGATCTCTTCGCCCTGCAGTTTCTGCTTGGCCCAAGCTTGGCCGAGCGCCAGCGAGATGCCCTGCACCTCTTCAAAGCCGCCGCCCAGTTTGTAAGCCTGATCGACGATGCCCTGCATGGCGCCGTTCATGGGGTCGATGCCGAACGCCTTGAGACGCACGAATACCTGGGTGACTTCACTGAGCTGCAGGGGGGTGTTCTTGGCAAAGTCCTGTATCCAGGTTGACGCTTCTTTACCACCAGCAATCGACCCCATCACCGCCTTGAGCTGGACGCTGAGACGTTCGGCCTGATCGCCGGTCTGGAACATGGCCATCAGCTGGGTGGTGAGGGTCTGGATCCCGAACCAAGTACCCGCCAGCGCCACCAAGCGACCCGTCAGGCTGCCGATAGCTCCCTGAAAGCCGTTGGTCCGCTGGCTACCCTGGCTAAGTTCACGCCCCAATCGCTCGGTCTGGGCAACAGTCTGGGCCAGTTCACGCTGCAGGCGCTGCTGCTCCTGGCCCAAGTTGCGGGTATCGAGCCCAGACTGCTTGAGCCCTGCATGCAGGCGGCTATGACTGGCGGACTGAGCGACCAGCTGGCGCTCCAACTTCTTGACCTCGGAGGCCAGCAACCGCTCTTGATCAGCTAGTGTTTTGGCATCCCCCGACCCCGCCTGTTGCTCAGCACGCAACTGCGCCAGCTTCTCGCGGCTGAGTACTGTCGCCAGTTCGAGCTGGGTCAGGGCGGCCTTTGAGTCATTGAACTGCTGGATCAGTGCCTGCTGTTGGCTCAGAGATTCGAGCGTCTGCGCCAGCCGCTCGGTCTCGGCGGCAGTCTCATCAGAAATCGGGCCCAGCTCCTGCACCTCACCCGCCAAGGCGGCCAAGTCTTCCCGGCCGGTGACCTTGGCCGCCAGCTCTAGGGCAAGTTTGAGGGTGGAAGAGGTGGACATGGGGCATTCCGATCAGATTCAGATATGCCCCATGGTAAAGGGATGGCAAGATAGGAGGGTTTATGGCGAATTACTGAGATATCTCACAGCCGCGAACGACCGATTACGCTGCGCTAATCGAACCTACGGCCCTGCGAGACATGTCACATGAAGGTGACATGAGCTGTACACGAAAGGCCTCACATGAGAAACTTGAAGCCTACGCTAACCGCACAACTACTACGATTTAGCCAGCTGCAAAATTATGTTTATTATAAAAGGATTTTATTATGGCAAAATTAAATATTTTCATAGATGGTTCTTGGCTTTTTAAAGCCTGCGCTCCTGAAAGAGCTTTATCGTACCGCCTCGAGTATCAAGATCGGCTATTTAAAATGGATTTTAAAAAGTTGTGTCATGCACTTTTGGAACACGCTAACCAGCATGTTGATGGGGGATGTAAGGAACTCGGTAAGTTATTTTTTGCTACGAGTATCTTTGACCTTCCAGAAGACTTAGACGAATGGCCTGCTGAGCGAGATAATATTTCCACCAGCGATATTGACAACGTTAAAAGAAGCACCAAAGCAAGGTCTACTTTTACCCAAAAAGCTATCGATGCAGGTTTTCTTCAAGACGCAATCTTTAGGCCTCGACTGAAAGGTTGGATGATCGAGAATTTGAAAGAAAACAAATTCCAGGAAAAACAGGTAGATGCAACAGTTGTTGCCTTACTTGTTAAATCTGCGATCACACAACCAGACGATGTACATGTAATAATTACTGGAGATACAGATATTCTCCCAGCTGTTCGCGTAGCTTATCCGGAGTATTCAAATAATGTTTTTGTCGCGACAACCCACCCCGAACAGTTAAAGTCAGGTGCTAGGCAAACCTCTTATGCACTTACTGATTTCGAATATTCAATAGGGCCGTTTTTCTTAGAAAAGAATGCTGAGAAAATTCTTGAAGGAGCTTATGTTTACACTTGCACTTACTGTCACAAAGTCTTTTCAAGGCCTTCAAACATACCTGCCAAAGCTCAACCCTGTTGTCATCCATGCCACCAAAAACGTACATAATACACACGCCAAGTTACTAAGAACCTAGTTTTTACTATGACCAATTAATGCTATTAATTCAGAAAACGGCGGGTCTCCCCGCCGTTTTCATTGCACCCCCCATCACACCGTCTCCGGCCGATCCACATAGAAAGGTGCAGTCTCACCATCCAGAGCCAGCAGTTCCCCTTCAAGCTCGATCTCGATGGGTTTGTCGCTGAGGAAGTCCACCGCCTTCTTGGGGGACAAGCTGGCGCGGGGTACCGTCAGCAGGATGGATTCCCCACTGATGACACTGCGCCCATCCAGGGTCAGCTTCGCCTTCACCTCCGGCTGCACGTTGCCGGCGATGCGGGTGCCGGTGATGGCGTTATAGCTGGCGCTGACGGTCACCGGGCCGCCATCTGCCACCGCCCCGGCCTTGGTGGCCCGCAGCAGCCCCAGGGCATAGTTGATCTCAAAATCGGTACCGAGCACCAAAGAGGTGGCCCCCTCCTTCACCACCAGGCCGGTGGCCGAGAGGTTGGTCTTGCCTAGGCTCACCCACTTGGGGTGCGCCAGCAGGGTCACCGGCACTTCGGTCAGCGTCCCCGCCCCCTGGTTGATTGGGCTCTCCAGCCCCATAAAGGCGGCGGCCAGCAGCACCGGCGGGATCTCGCTGGTCTTGATGTTGACCGTCGCGGGCTTGGGCAAAAAGTAGCTCTCCCGTGCTTGACCCAGCTGGTGCTTGCGCTTGCTAGTGATGCTGATCTTCTCGCTGTCCGGTTTGACTTCCAGGCTGTTGACGTCCACCGGGCCAATCACCCCGTTCGAGACGTTGTTGGTGAAGGTCTCGATATAGAGATCCCCTTCCAGGTGCAGTGTTTCGCTCATGGCCGTTCTCCTTTGAATTTCACTCGGGTAGTAAAGGCGAGCGGCAGATATGCCACTCCGCCGCTGTAACTGGGACGCATCGAGGCGGTGTCACGGCCAAAGGTACTGTCGCCACAGGCACGCCCAGAGACGGCCTGCAAGAGGCGACCAAGCCAGACGCCGGCACTGGCCTCCCTGGGGCTGGGCCGATGCACCAGCACCACGAGCCAGAGCTGGTCAAAGCTGCTGACCCGCCCGGACTGGCTCCCCTCGACCTCACGCTCGCCCTGGTAAATCACATGCACCGCGGGCGTGTGCTGGCTCAAGTTGGTGACAGCCGCCATGTCGGTGGCCACAAACACCTCCTTGAGCCCCTGCGCCTTAAGCGGCAGCAGCAGCTCGCGCAGCCGCTCTCCCGCCGCCAGGTAGTCGAGTTCAGGCTCGCTCATAGGAAGCCCCCATTGCCCCGACCAAAGACCCGGCCATCGGACTGCAGTTGGGCCAGGTTCTGGCTCTCCACCTGCTCGCCGTCGGCCGCGAGCCCCAGCGCCAGCTCCCCCTTGCCCACCGACTTGAGGAAGGTCAGCGCCGCCTCATTGCGCTTGGCTATCTGCTCCGGCGCCTGCTCGCCATAGAGGCGGTGGCGGGCAATGTCGGCGCAGATAGGCACCAGAGCGCTCGGCACATGGGCCAGCGGCAGCGGATAGCGCCCCGCCAGGTAACCGTCGATCAAGCTGCCTGCGTCCTGCAGAGCGATGGTGATGACCGCACTGTCCAGCTCACCGGCCGGGGTCATGGCGAGGCGCAACAGCTCCGCCTCGCCAAAGCGGGTCACCATGTCGCTAACACTGGCGTACATATCAGGCGCCCTCGGTCACGGGGTCGGCAGGCGGCTCAGTGGTGGCGCCCACCTCGTCCTTGACCGGGTATTGCACCTCGGTCGCCGCAATGACGGCCGCCAGCTCGGCCTTCTTCATGCTGGCCGCGCCCGGGATCGCCATCTCCACAGCCAGTTCGCGCAGCTCATCGACCTTCATCTCGGCCAACGGGGTGACCTTGCCATCCCGGGTGGCGACGCCCGCCAGGTAACCCGAACCGGTCAGGCCGCCCACTGCTGCGTCCAGATCCCCGTTCGTCTGCGGTGCATCAGCCGTCGCAGGGGCGACGTCTTGACCCAGGCGGGTGACCACCAGGCGCGGATCGGCCTCCAGGGCCTCGCACTGCACAGGCGACACAGCCAGCTCAGACTTGCCAGGTGCAATCGCCAGGCCCGCGCGAAAATAGACCTGACGAACTGTTGATGTGATGCCAACTCGAATAGTCTGTTCCATCTCGTGTTCCATCTCATGTTTCCCTCTGTCTCGTTCCATCCAGAATCCGGTTTAAACGGGGGTTAAACGCCCGGACTGCGCTCGTTTAACCCCGCCGTTAAACAGCTCGGAGCGGGTTACAGATAATCCGCCACCACCAGTTCCAGCTTGCCCTTGAGCTCGTTGCTGGAGTTCTCGGAGAGCTCGCGCTCCAACATCCGGGTCGCCAGCTTCTCCAGGGAGGCCGGCACCACCAACAGGGTCGGCTTGATGCCGAGCTTGCGGCCACCGTCCGCCTGGAACTCACGCATCCGGCTGAAGGCATCCCACAGGTTGTCGGGGGTCAGCGCCCGCTTGTTGGCGAACGCCAGTTGCCAGAAGCCGAAACCGGCGGCATCGCGGCAGTCCACCCCGTAGCGGAACTCCTTGCGGGTGAACACCGCCTCGTCGTCGATCTTGGTCATGGCGATGAGCTGCGGCGACTTGCGATCCTGGAAGATGATCGGCTTGAGGGCGCGGCTGGTATCGAGCAGGAACCAGGGCTCGCCGGTATAGGCGCCATCCACCACCAGGTTGGCGACCAGCTCGGCAGTGCCGGTGCCATCGGCCTTGGGATAGACCGGGTGGTCGGTGTCGAAGAAGTACTGGCCGTCGTAGCAAGGTGTGGTGAAGCCGGCACCCAGCAGGCCGAAGCAGAGCTCGTCGGGATGCACCCCGGCCGAGCGCCCCATCTCGGCAAACAGGGGGGCATAGATGCCCAGCTCGTCGTCCTCGATATCGTTGCGATCGACCCCCACAGTGGCTTCGAAGTCTTCGTTGACGATCTGGTAACCGTGCGCCTTCATCGACTCGATCACCCGATCCCCGATCCACTTACGCAGGGACGGGAACTTGCCGAGCCAGCCATAGGTGTTGGATTTGGTGGTCGATTTGATCACGGTGGCGATCTTGGTGTACTGGGTCGGCGCCTCGCTCTTGGCGTCTTCAAAGTTCTTCTTGAAGCCGGTGAAGAGGGACTGCAGCAGCGCGGGGGTAATCATGGCCATGGTCTATTCCTTCTCTGGTTAAACGGAACTGCCTTCACGTGAAACGGGGCTTGCTCAGGCCTTGGCCTTGGCAAAGTCCTCGTGGCTGATGCCGAGCTGGTCGGCGGCGTACTTGTCCTCGGCCGAGAGCACGGCATCGCCCTTCTTCTGGGGCAGGGTGACGGCGGCGGTCTGGTTGGCCGTGAGCGCGGCGATGGCCGGACGCGGCTCCAACAGCGCCTTGAGGGCGGCCACCCCCTTCTGGGCGGCGTAGGCGGTCAGGTACTCCTCTTCGGCTGCCACCACCTTGCCGGCGAGGCGGGCCTCCTTGATGAGGGTGGCGGCATCGGTGGTGTCCACCTGGGCGGTCAGGGCCGCCACCTGGGTGACCAGGGCGTTATAGGTCGCCACCGGCACGAATTGCGCCAGGTCAACCTCGGCTCCTTGTTGAACTGACGCCGTCTGTGCCTTGAGGGCGGCCAGAGCGGTTTTCTCGGCCGAGAGCGCGGCCTCCAGCTCTGGCGCCTTCTTGGCGCTGGCCTGCAGGCTGTCGAAGGCCGCCAGAGCGGCGGTACCCTGCTCGGCGGTAAGTTGACCATCGGCCCCCAGCTGAATGCCGAGTTTGCCGAGCAGCGCGATCAAGTGTTCGTTCATGGATTTCTCCTTGATTGAGGTGGCCAGCTGGCCGGGTTGGATAGGCATAAGGCTTGAAGCAGGTAACGCACTCAAAGCCGCCAGCGCCTGCATGCCCACCACCCCAGGATCGTTGGTGATGGCGGTCATGCGCAGCTCCAGGGGGCGGCCCTGGGCGTCATAGGGGAAGACGGCAGAGAGGAAGCGATACTCTTTGGCAACGACCAGGGCGGCGGCCCGCTCGGTCCAGCGGGGTTTGATAAAGAGACCCTGGCCCTCGCGCCACTCGATTTCGTCGCCGTTGTACCAACCGGCCGCCGGAGCGGGCTGGCCGTTCTGGTCGGTCTTGAGGGTCTGGTGGTCGTAGTCGATAAGGATGTCTTGGCCGAGTGCCTTGGCCCGGTTGATCAGGGTGGTAGCGATACTCTTGTCGAGCTGCCAGTGGCCACCAGGCACGTCAAAGGGGCGACCATCACGGGCTTTGAAAGGGCCGACCGGCAGCAGCTGGTGCCAACCGTCGTCGCTCGGGCCAAGCGCCGCATCGAGCACAGCCAGCCCCAGGGTGGTGGGTCTGGCATTCAAGATGGCCACGGCAATCGCAGATGGGGGCATCACTCTCACTCCGGCTTTGGTGTGCAAAAAATCACTGCGACCAGTGTCAGGGAGTAAGGGGGAAGCGGGGGTTTATGGTTGGTTAGTAATAAAAATCGTGGTAATTTCTGTAAGAGATATTTTTTGAGATGCAACACATGGATAGCGTTAAAGATTTAATACCACTAATAATGTTTCTTGTTCCCGGATTTCTCGCTGCTTGGATTTTTTACTCTCTAACGTCTTATCTTAAGCCCAGCGTATTTGAGCGAATCATTCAAGCACTTATCTTTACGTTATTCACACAAGCCATTTCTGAAATAGTGAAAGTTACATCACTAACCATTGGTAAATTATATTCATTTGGCCCGTGGACTAATAGCAGCAGTACATTCACATCTACTTTGTCAGCCTGTTTTATTGGTGTTTTATTTAGCTATTTTGCAAACAATGATAAGTTTCATGCTTTTTTAAGATGGCTAAATATTACGAAAGAAACCTCATTTCCATCCGAATGGCATGGCACTTTTTCTGTTGATGATGGCATTTCTTACATCGTACTTCACCTAGAAGATGAAAGAAGATTAATGGGCTGGCCTACAGAATGGCCTGCTGACCCTCATGATGGTTATTTTAAAATCGATGAACCTGAATGGGTTCACACAGTTCCCCCTGCTAATTTAGAACATTTACAGTGCATATTAATACATGTCAAAGATGTAAAGTGGGTTGAGTTCATGAAGAAGGAATAAATCATGTCTAAAAGAGTTGCAAACCCTTCCCCTAGGGATGTTAATAAAGGTAGAAACCCGTCGACTTCTGGAGTTAGTAAACAACCAACAGGTAAGCGACCAACAGCCCCCCCTCCGCCACCGCCCCCCCCAAAAAAAGACTAAAATAAGCTGAGAGGTTATTCCCTCTCAGCTAAATCAAACCAAAGCATAAAGAAGTCAATGTGAATTTGATGGGTTTCACGTGATTTATTAAGTGTGATGGCGCTGAACTTTCTACAGATAATCTTCTCACAAATGGCGTTACTGGTACTGTGCTCTATCCCATCAATAATAACTAAAATGGTATCTTGCACATATCCCTTAACTGAATCTGTTCACAACTACGATACCACGCTCACACAGTTCGCCTTTACATACAATCAGAACCACGTTACTACTTACTTGCCGCAGTGCCTTAAGGAGAGCGGCGTTAGGCTGATCCGGTTACTCCGGTCAGTACCCGTGCTGAGCCCCTAAAGGCCGACGGGACTTCAACTTAAACCGAAGTCCGTCCGGCCATAATCCAATCGATACCGTTACGGACTTCAATACATCACTGATTGAGGTTTCGTCTATGCGCTCCATCGCAAAACAACGCCACCAGGCAGCCGTTCGTCAATCCTTTCACTGCTTCTACTGCGGGTTCCCTATGTGGGAATCATCGCCTGTACCGCTGATTCGCCAGTACGGCCTAACCCCTACCGAAGCTCGCTCCCTGCAATGCACGGGGGAGCATCTTCATCCCAGAAGTGACGGAGGCTCGGATCATGCCAGCAATATCGTCGCAGCCTGCAAGCACTGCAACAATACCCGTCACAAAACACCCCACGTATTAAGCCCCGGCCAATACCAGAAGAAGGTACAAAAACAGATCGGCAAAGGGCGCTGGTTCTCTGAGAGCCTCATTCGCAAGGTAAAAGCCAAAGAGGCAATAGGTGTTTAATGGTGTTTAAACGCCCTTTTGTCGTGCGAAGAGCGGACGGGCCATGCCATCGCACCGGCCCTGTCCCCGTAAACGCGCCCAGAGGCTTAGGGCGCGTCCGCCGTCAGATAGCCTTCCAGCGTCTCCAGCACGCTCTGCTGGTCTGCTTCCGACAACCCCAGATAGGGGCGCTCGGGCAGGTTGATCTCTGGGCGGCCGAACTGGTGGGCGGCACCGTATTCCAGCGGGGTGCCGAAGTAGAGGGTCTGGGGATCGGCCTGATAGTTGAGGGTGTCGCGCAGATCGTCGTTGAGGCGCAGCACCTCGTCGGCATGGCGTGGCTTGCGGGCGCGGTACTTGTCCGAGAGCGGGGCCCAGGGCTCCCCTTCCGGGGTCTCCTGCACATCCCAGCGATCCCGGTGGGAGAGCGCCAGCCCCTCGCCGATATCCGCCAGAGGCTCACTCAAATCGCCGGTGCGCTGATAGAGCCGAGCCAACAACTCATGGGCATCGGCCACCCCGTGGTGGCTGATGGCGATAAAGCTGCCCGCCATCAGATCTCATCCTCGAAGGTGGTCATAAAGTGCAGGGCCTCCTCATCGGCCGACAACATAGCGGCCTCCCAGAGATCCCCCAACATATCCGCCTCTTCGCCCCGGGCTTGCTCGCACAAGGCATCCAGCGCCTTGGCCTGAGCCAGGGTAAAGGGGCCATCTTCTGCCAGCAGGGCGCTGGCTTGCTCCAACAGGGTCATCCTTTCTCTCCTTTGCGGCTGGCGGTCGTGGCCTGGGCCAGCATGGCCTCCACCCGTTTGGCCAGTTCGGGGAAATGCGCCACCATGGCATCCCTCGCCAAGACCCAGGCCGCGAACGCCTCGGCGGCGGCCTCCATCCTGGTCTTGCCGGCATACTCCGTCAGCAGCCCCACTCCCGTCAGGTCAGGCTCTCCGGCCCAGAAGTGAACCTGGTGGCCCAGCTCATGCAACCAGGTAGAGAGCCGCTGGGCTGATTCCCCCTGCTTGCCGCCGACGTTGGCGGAGATGCTCCAGTGACGGCGCAGTGACTCGCCACTGGTCCCCCTTGGCAACCAGTGACGGGGCCCTGTGTTGGCATGGGCATCTGTCACCACCTCGGCCGCCGCCGCTTGCAGCGCCTGCATGTCCACTGCTTTGAGTGTATCACCCGCCTTCACTTTGATAACCAGATGGCCCCAGCTTTTGGCCGTGAAGCCATTGGTCGCGCTGGCCCGGCGCGTGTGATAAAGGGTGCGTACCAGGTAAGGGTCTGTTCCCAGGTACTCGGCAATGGCCGGCGCCACCTTGAGCCCCGCCGCCCCCTTGCCCATCTCGGTCTGCTTGATAAACAGGGTCTTGACCGGGTGCGCCTTGAGGAAGGCCGCCAAGGGCTCGCGCTGGGGGGCGGGTAGCTGGGCCAGCAGATCGCTGACCCCCTGCGCCGTTACCCCCTTGGCGGTCGAAAACGCGCTCTCAACCAACCGCTGCGGCAAGCGCTCGGCCAACGCGGGTTTCGCCGCCTCCCGCTTGGCCACGGCCTCGGTCAGGGCGGCAGGCGTCTTTGGCCGGTAATCGAAACCGGGGTCGATGCCACGGGGGATCCGGTGTATCTCCCCGGTCGCCTTGTCCACCCACTCATAGTCGCCATCATCAGGGGTCTGGCTTACCGTCAGCCCCCGGCGCTTGAGATCCGCCTCGGAGAGCAGGAACTTCTTGCATTTGCAGCCATAGCCGTTGCTGGGGCTGTGGGTATCCCACCAGGGATGGTCCGCCGGCAGCACCAGGTTGTTCCACTTGAGGTGCAACTCCCTGGGGAGCTCGGAGTCGCCGTGACGATAGAGGGCATAGGGGCGCTTGTGCTTGATGCGCTCAATCTGCTCATCACGTCCGGCGTTGTAGCTCTGGCGCAGGTTGGTCTCGAAGATGACGCGAGAGCGCCAGGAGGCTGGGCCGGTATGCTCCCAACCGTGGCGGGCCACGATATCCTTGAACGCCTTCTGGAACGCACCGAGGGATTGCCCTTCACTGATCGCCTTGTCCACCGCCCCGCGCAGGTCCGCCAGCAAATCCGTCTTGGTCGCCCCCGCCACCATAAAGGCGCGGTTATGGGCATCCCGCCACACATCGGCCCAGCGCTCGCTCGGCATATTCAGCTTCTGGCGAAAGAAGGCGATCGCCTCCTCGAACGGCAGACTGCCGTAACGAACAGGCATCAGTTGCCCTCCTCCATCTCCAGCATGCCGAGCAGTTCGCTGGCGGCGATGGCCTGGGCCAGCAGGGCCCCCAGTTCGTCATGGCTCAGGTTGGGTTCCAGCGCCAGCAAGCCATCCCGGATCTCCTCCAGGGTGGTGGCCTGCATCACCAGTGCCTGGACGGCATCGGTCATGCCGGCGAGCAAGGGGGCCACCTCGGCCTGCAGGCGGGCCAGCTGGGCGTCGTTGTTATCACCCTGGACAGGGCTCTTTGCCGCCAGCGCCGCCAATCCTTGCGCCTTGAGCGCCGCCTCCCCGGCCCCTGCCTGCTTATCGACGATGACCAGCACCTCTTCCCCTTCCTTGGGGGCCGGGATCTGCAGCTTGTCGCGCACCCACTGCGCCGGGATCTGCATCCCCATGCCCACCAGGGCCCGCAGCGGATAGGCCAGATCGCGCATGTCCTCTGGCTCGGTCACGTCGAACTCCAGCCGGGGAGTACGGCGCGGGCCCTGGAAGCTCTTGCCGTTCAAGGCAAACAGCGGATAGACCAGATCCCGGGTCAGGGTCGCGGCAAGCTGGCGCAGGTCCGCATCCCGCACCTCCTGGCGCACTTCGTTATGGACATTGCCAAGCGCATTGGTCGAGCTCTTGCCATCGGCCTGACTGGTCAAGGTGCCCCCCAAGATGGCTTTGCTGATGGATCGCTCGCACCAGTCCATCATCACCACAAAGGGATCGGCCTGACCGTTGGCGGCGTTCTGGAACTCGATCTCCATTCCCCGGGGGATGATGCCGCCGGCGTTATGGCCGATGGAGAGCACCGCCTGCAGCAGGGTCGCCTTCTCCTTCTCGGTCGCCCCTTCCGGGTATTTGCCGAGCCGTACTGGCAGACCGTAGATCTCCAGAAACTCGGCCAGATCGCGCACGCTGTAGTTCTTGAACAGGAAGGGCCAGACCAGAGTGCGGATAAGCCCAGTACGGGCCAGATACCCCGACTTGGACTTGGCCTTGTGGGTGAGCCAACCGAACGGATTGAGGGCTGCCCCCTCCTTGCTGCCGTCTCGCAGCCGCAACTGATTCCAGTCATCCGGGTGGGTCTGGAACCAGGCAGGATCGCGCCAGACGATGCCCTTGGGCAGTTGCAGCCCCTCCACCAGTTCCCAGCCGCTGAACTCCTGGGCGCTGAACCCCTTGAGCACCGCATCGGTGGCGTCGAAAATGGCATCGTCCAGCCAGGTGAAGTCCTCCAGCAGCTCGCGGATCATCTCGCTGTCGCGCTTCTCGGCCGCGCTGGCGTTGCGGGGTGGCTCTATGGTCCAGCCCACCCCAAGCAGGGCACGCCGGCGCTTGCCGAGCTCGCTCTGCAGGTGGGCGTCCTTCTCTTCCATGTCTTCGGCCAGCTCACACTGAGCGATGAGGCTCCCCTCCTCCGCCTCTTTCAGCGCTGCCGCAGCCTTGCCCGGGGTGAGCCCCACAGTCGGGTGCTCGCTATAGTGACGGCGCAACTGGGCCAGCTTGGCGTCGTTCTCGGTCTGAGGTTCCTTCTGCAGGCGCAGCGCGTTGCCATGAATGTCGATGAGTCCGGCCATTACCAACCCCCTCTCTCACTTTTGCTCAGATCCCTCGTACCGAGGGATGGGTGATAGTCGTCGCTGCGGTCGCGGCCGTGTTTGCCTGGCAAGGGGGTGAACTCGATGGCGCCCCCCTCCATCCAGCTGGCCCGCACGGCCATGGCCAGGGCCACTGCAAAGTCGCCGTGGCGCTGCTGGCCGCCCTGGCCGGTGTTCTTGCCCTTGTCGATCTTGGGGATGCCGTTGATGACCTGGATCTTGCCCAGGTCGTCCTGCACGTCTGCATGGCGCGGGATGATGAGGTTGCCATCCTCGAATTCCGCCTTCAGCTTGGGCATCCACTCCCGGTACCAGGGGTCACCCAGCATCACGCACTCGATCATGCTGGCGCCCCAGCGCAACCGGGCTGCCTCTGCCAGATAGCCGCCGTTGCCGGTGGCATCGAAAGCCGCCGCCGTAAAGCGGTGCAGTCCCTGCAGCAGGTAAAACAGGATCTGGCGCTGGGTCTCATAGGGGGCATTGACCAGCTCCACCACGAAGGGCACCCGTTTTCGCAGATTGGCCCCGATGGAAAGCGGGACGAACACCGAGAGATCCCCCTTGCGGGCAAAATCCTCCCCCAATACATGGCGGCAACTGCGATCGAGCGCTTCCAGGCAGGGCTTGAGGTGCTCCTCACACCAGATCTCCGCCACCGCCTTGCGGGTCTCCTCGCTCGAGAGCTCGAAATCCTTGGGGGCGGTGAAGCGCAGGATGGGGATATCCGGCTGCATGGCCCGCTCGATCAGGGTGCGCTTGATATAGACGCCGCTGCTCTGCTTGGGCACGCAGAAATACTCCTCTAGCGCATCCTCTTCGGTGGCGGTGTCTTTGAGGAGGCCCGCCTTCCAGGCATCCTCTGCCTCTTGGGACCAGGGCAGACCCTTGACCTGGCAAATGCGGCGATAGAGCCCTTGGCGGCAAGCGTCATCAAGGGTGATGGTGTGGATGGAGTAGCGTTTCTTGCCTGCGCGGCTGTCACCGATCAGCTGGTTGAACAGGTTATCGACGCCATTGTGGGTGCTGATGAGCCGCACCTTGGCGCCCCACATGGTGAGCGCCAGCGCGGCTTTCAGTACCTCGGCTAGCCGGTCGTGGAAGGCGGCCTCGTCGATGGTGACATTGCCCTGCATCCCCCGCAGGTTGGAGGGGTTGCTGGAGAGGGCCTGCACCTTGAAGCCCGAGGCGAAATAGACCACGAAGGTGAGGATAGCCTTGTCCTCATCGTCGGTGAACACCTCCTCCAGGATCTCGCCGGCCGCCTTGTTGTACGCCTTGGCCCACATGGCCACAGCGTCGATAAACTCCCGGGCCATCTCCTTGTTGCTGCCCACATAGAAGTGGTGACCGCCGCCGGCCGACTTGGCCTTGGAGGCCGTCAGCGTGGCATCGGCCGCCTCCGCCCAGGTGATCCCGGTACGGCGGCTCTTCTCGGCTATCTTGAGCGGGCTCTCGTCGGCAATCCAGATGCGCTGGTAGGGCAGCAGCACCTCGTCGGGGTTGTATTCAGTACCGAGGTACTGGGCCAATTGTTGGGCGATCGTGGTCATCAGGCGATCCCCAGGATTTCACGGCGAATGGCGGCAGCGGCTTCACCGCTCAGTCCCGCCTGGGTGACGATGGCCTCGGTCTTGGCGGCCACCTCCTCGGCGAAGGTCTGGCGGATCTCCTTCTCCCGCTTGTGGCTCTGCATGGCAGTAGATTCGAGCCGCTGTGCCGCCAGCATGGCATTTTTCAGCATGTCGATATCCACCGCCTCCTCCGGGTTCTGCACCTGGGCCAGCATCGCCTTGAACAGCTGGGAGCGGCCGAGCTCCAAGATGAGCTTGGTGGTCTCCCCCATCGGCTTGTCACCAAGCTGGGAGGTGAGCGCTGCCGTGGTCTCACGTAAGTCGCGCAGGTGCTGACCTACCTGTTCCACCTGGCTGGCGTGGCGGCTGAGCCCTGAGCGGGACAGCTTGAGATCGTCGGGTAGCCCTGCCTCCTCGATAAGGCTATTGATCTCGTCCAGGATGGCGGCTTGGCTGTTGCCCTTGTCGCGCAGCATCTCGTTGAGGGCGTTGCGGATAGCTTCGGGCAGCAGCCACACCTTGCTGGCCCGGCCCCGGGTCGGTTTCTCGGCCATGGTCATCCTCCCTCAATCCTCGGCACGGGGCTTCTTGACGCCAGGCACGCTGGATCGCCCCTCAGCCACGTCCTGGCCCCGACCGGTTAGGTGAGCCACCTGCACCTGGGCGAGACGCTCGATGCGCACCAGCCCCTGCTCTTCCAGCCAGGCCAGCAGGGTCTTGACCCGATCCCGGGTCACCCAGCCGGTGCCGAGCTGATCGAGGCAATCGTTCAAGATCGATTCGTTGGCCGCGCCACCGATATCGAGCAGGGAGCGCAAGATCACCAGCCGCTGCTGGGCGTCCAATATTGCTTGAATGCTCATGCCTTCTCCTTCTGTACCGATGCCAGCTCGTTCTCCAGCAACATGTCGGCAAGCCGGCGCGCCTGGCGCAGCTCCGGTTTGACCTCCCGCAGCTCGCCACGCAGCTCGCTTATCTCCAGCTGCAGCTTGTGCAGCTCCTTCTCACTCGGCAGGTCGGCCAACACCTGCTCCACCCGTTGAACCCGCTGTACCAGGGCGGTGAGATCCTCCCGTTTGGCGTAGGTCTTGGAGAGCAGGATGATGACCACCAGCCCAACCAGACTGGCAAGGGCGTACAAGGGCCCCCAGTTCTTAACGATGAATTCCCACACGGACAGCCTCCTTGCGCTCGAATAGGGTCTGGCACTCGATGCAACGCTCGGCACCCGGTTCTGCAGCAAGCCGCGAGGGCGAAATGGCATCATCGCAATCGCAGCAGATGCCATTCCCCTGGGGTCTTGACCTTGCTTGATGGGATTGAATAAGGCGCCCGGTTCGCTCGGCGTCGAGCTGCTGGGCGCGGTCTATGGGGTCGCTCAAGGGCGTCTCCTTGCGAACCGGTTATTTGATGACGTGGGTCGCCTTGAGGCGCCCCCAGATGGCCAACAAGCCACCGATAGCACTGGCCAGATCCACAGCAGTGGAGACCAGACTGGCCTGGGTGCCGACATCGACCGGTACGCCGAACAGGCCGGCAATACCAGCACCCACGGCGATAACACCACCGATCACGGCGCGGCTCTTGAGCGCCGGTTTTGCTTGGGGTAACAGAGAATCAGGCATGATGGGTTTCCTTCTCTTGATGTTGGGAGAGACGGGCACGGGCCCGCAGGCGATCCAGCTCGCCCACCGACCGCCAGCCCTGGGCAAACAGGGACTGTCGAGTAGGGTGATGGCTGTAGAGCGGGATCGTCTCCAGGTCCGTGGAGGCGGATTCGGTCAGATAGACTTTCAGATGGGCGCGGCGCCCATCCTTGAAACAGGCGAGGTAACGGGGGTTCTTGAGCTCGGGGATGCCGAAGTAACCGGCAATCTGGATCCGCTGCTGTGCTCGCTGACGCTTGTTGGTGAGGCTGACACTGCTCATGGCGCCACCTCCCCGAACCGGGTAGAGAGCAGGTAGCTCTGCAGGCGCAGCAGGCGGTTGCTCCAGCCGTGAGCATTGGCCCACTGGCTCGGGTCTTTGCGCACTATGCCGAGCATGAAGCCGGCGCGGATCTCAAGCAGCGTGAGCAGCAGGGCGCGGCCACCGTCTCGCCCTGTCTTGGCTGCCAGCACCCGCAAGGTATGGGAGCCCAGTAGCCCATCGGCCAAGACGCCGAGCGCCTGCTGCAATTGGCGCACCGAGCGACCAGGGCCGTGATGCACTGCGCCGTCGAACAGGGCGATGGCAATCAGCGGGCAGACGCTATCGACCCGATCACAACGGGCTGGCAGCCAGTAGTTCGCTCGATAAAACAGCTGGGCGTGGGCAGGGGTCGCATCCCCAACGGCAATATCCGGCCGGCCATCCCGATCGAGGTCGATCATGCCGTCTTTCTTGCCGTCGGCCGCATCGGCCATGCCGAACTTGGTGTGGCCGCCCCGGTCGGCCGGGTGGTTGACCTCCCCCCCTTCCACATCGGGGCGAAGTGTAGTGGTCTAATCATCCCGGACACCATTTTAGGTGGTACAGTCGCCACCATGACCAGAGGTGTTCAATGACAAGACTACGTCGCTCATTTACTGCTGAATTCAAACTCGAAGCCGCATCCCTG